GATTGCGCGCGCAATCTCCGCTGCTCCGCCGAAATGCTTCAATGCGGTTTCCTTCAGCATGGCAGGCATCCTACCGTCGGGTATTCCCGCTTGTCAACAGAAAACTTGACACCGGCTTTCAGGCATGCCTATCATTCTCCCGTGGCGCCCCGATCCCCGGGCGTAGAACCAGGAGATACCGATGGCCACCCGAGAACTTCCCCAGCACTACTCCCGCTTCATCTGTTTCGAGACGATGCTCACCGCGCGCGAGTTCGTGCGCGGCTACTGCGTCCCGCGCGTCGTTGCCAAGGTGCGTGGCGCGCACCACTTCCCCTTCGTGATCTGCCACCCAAGCACGGCCTCAAGGCACGGCTGGAAGGTGGTGTCATGAACACGAACCACAAACCGGCTACAGCACTACCGTGGAAAGTCAATCCTGGCAATACATTCGTGGCGGTACACGGTGCGAAAGCGACGATTTATGTTGACGCCAACCCGGAGATAAGGCGCGAAGAGAAATTAAATAACGCCGCCTACATCACCCACTCTTCAAATGCGTACCCGCGATTGGTCTGTCGCAATCAGGACACGCTCGCCGCTCTCGCCAAGACAGACAATGCCCTGCAAGCGATGGGACATTACGCGCTCGGCAAGATCCTGCGTGAGGAAATCTCAGCGACCCAGGCCCTTCTGCACGAATTGGGGGAGTTGTGATGGAAGCAACCAAGGAGGAAATCATGAACCACAAACCGGCTACAGCACTGCCGAATCTGCTCGCCGGTCTGTCCGAGACAGACATGTCGCTTACCCCGATGTGCAACGCCTGCGGATGGCGTAAGGGAGGCTTGGATTCTTGGGACGGACAATCCTGCAAGTGTGGCCATTCGTCGCTGACCTTTCGCGACCTCCTGCGCGAACTCGGGGAGGCACCATGAGGCCCGCGGCCGCTGCGGTCCTGATCGTCGCCTGCGTCCTGGTCGTTGGGGCGTGCGACGGTCCGCCCCCTGACGAGACCACCATCTCGGAGATCGCCTGCCAGGACGAGGTCTATTCAATCGGCTACATGGTGCGCCTGCCGCACGAGCCGCACTCGGCGGAGCGCTGTGTGCAGATCGCCACGCGCGCAATCCCGCGGATCGTGCCGTCGGTGCAGCCTTTTCTTTCTTCCCCGCTTCGCCAAACCAAGGAGGCCGCAAGATGACCCCCGTATTCACCCTCACCGACAAAGCGCTTCTCATGCGCGCCGCGCGCGAGTTCGACGCTCGAGCGCAAGTGCTCTACGACTCCCACGTGGGCCTGTGGAACGCCTCCCAGAAGAAGTGCGCCGAGGACAAGCGCGAGCACGACCGGCTGCGTCGGGATGCGCACGACCTGCGCACGCTGGCGAAGCGTCTAATCATTCCGGCCGGCGCGACCGAGCCGGTCCCGCTTCCGCCCCAGACGAAGGGGAAGCCATGAAGGGCGTCTTCTCCCCCGCACAGCGGAAACTCCTCTTTCGCCTCCGTGAGGAAGGTGGGATGCTCGAGCGCCGCCGCGGCAACATGGGCATTCGATACTGGAACAATTACTGGACCTCGGCCTCGCAGCCCCCGCACCCGGCCTGGTATGCCCAGGGGCGCACCATTGCGTCGCTCGTCGCGTGTGGAGCGCTCGTGCCGGTCGCCCGCGACAAGGATGGGCTCACCCGCTGCAGGCTCTCGGGCGCTTTGGCGGCTGCGCCCTCGGTTCCCACGAAACCGCCCGAGATGATCCATGGCTGAAGAGCTGCGGATCCAGCGTGCGGAGCGCCGGCACTCGCGCCTGCGCCTGGCGGTGACCGGCGCCTCCAATGGCGGGAAGACCTACACGTCCCTCGAGCTCGCCTTCGGGATCGTCGAGGAGCTGATCTCGCGGGGCGTCCTTGCCGGGACGCTCGAGGGCAAGGTCGGGGTGGTGGACACCGAGCGCAAATCCGCCCAGCTCTACGCCCACCTGGGCCCCTACGACACGGTTGACCTCGGGCCCCCGTACACGGTCGCCCGGTACGTGCAGGCGCTGGCGCTCCTTGAGCGGGCCGGGTGCGCGGTCATCACCCTCGACTCGATCTCGCACGCTTGGGACGGGGCCGGCGGAGTGCTCGCGCTCCTGGATTCGTTCCAGGCCGGGGAGAAGTTCTCGGCCTACGGCACGGCGGTGAAGCCCGCGCAGAACGAGTTTGTGGATGCGATGCTGCGCTCGCCCTGTCACATCATCGCCACCATGCGCTCGAAGACGGCCTGGGTCCTGGAGGATCAGGAGAAGCGCACCAGTTCCGGCGGGGTGCGCACGGTCAAGGCGCCGCGGCGGATCGGCATGGCCCCGATCCAGCGGCCGGGGATCGAGTACGAGTTCACCACCATGCTGGACCTGGACACCGATACCCACCAGGCGCGGGTGCTGAAGAACCGCTGTCCGGTGTTCGCCGACTGGACCCCGAAGGTCCTCACCCGGGAGCACGGGCGGCGCCTGGCCGCTTGGCTCATGGAGGGGGCTCCTCTCCCGGCCGAGCAGGTTTCGGGGTCGCCCTTGGAAAGGGCTCAGGCCGTGCACGCCGCGGGCCTGCGCGCCTTCGAACGGGCTCAGACGTTGCCTGACCTCGCGGTCGCCTTCGAGGTCGCCCAGCGCGATCTGAGGGCTTTCCCGCCCGCGGTCCCGGCGGAGGCCATCCGAGCCATGCTCGACACTCTGATCGCGGCCAAGGACGCCCGCAAGCTGGCCCTGCGGCCACGTGCCATCGCGCCGGCTGGGGACCTGCCGGCCGAGACTGACCGTCCGGCGCCGGTGGCCACTGGCCCGAAGGAGGTGCTGGACCGCACCATCGAGAAGATCGCGCGTGAGCGCGGCGGCTTGCCTTTCTCCGAGATGAAAGACGACCTACCCTTTTGAGGAGTGAGCGATGCAGTTTTCCCTGGAGAGCGCGAAGGTGCGCCTGATGCATAAGAACGAGCGACTGGAGAAGCACGGCGAGGAGGAGGTCCTGGCGTGCGATCTTGACTTCGAGTACGAGACCTCGAACGCGGTGCTCGCCGAGTTCCACCCGGTGCTGCGCTCGCAGCTCTACAAGCGCCCGGAGAGTGCGCAAGGGGAGCTGAACGAAGACCCCGAGCACCTGACCGCGTTGCGGGTGCCTGAGCTCGGGAACCACTTCAAATTCGCGGGGAGCCTGGAGGGGGCCGAGCTCGTGTTCTCTAAGGGGAAGAAGGCGCACGTTACCTTCGTCGAGGCGAAGATCCACAAGTTCTCGTTCAACTTGAAGGAGGGCGGGACGGTGATCGTGGGCTTCCAGGCCCAGGTGCATCCCGATGAAGCCCAGTCCGGGAAACTCTCCGGGCTGCTGCAGGAGAAGCACTGCCTGCTCACGATCGAGCCTGCGGAGGGCTCGGAGCGCCCTTTGGCCGGTTGAGCCGCGTCGTTCTGGATCCGGAGGCGGCGTGGCCCTTCCCGAAGACGTAGCGGCAGTGCCGCTTGCCGACCAGATCGCCTGCGTGGAGCGCGAGCTCGCCTTCCGGGCGCGGGTCTATCCGCGCTGGGTTGCGGACAAGAAGATGCTGCAGGCGACCGCCGACCGGGAGATGCTGCGCATGAGCGCGGTGCTCGCGACCTTGAAGCTCGAGCAGCATTGAGAGCGTGTTCGCGGTCATGAAGCGCGGCGTGATTGGCGTCTATCACCACACCAGCCGCAAGCACCTTGGCCGCTACGTCAACGAGTTCACGTTCCGCCTGAATGACGGCAACGTGAAGCGCCAGACCCTTGAGCGGCTGGATAGCTTCATCGTCGCAACGCGCGGGCGTGGAATCACCTACAAGGCGTTGACGGCATGAAACACATGGACATGGCACACGCCGCAGCGAAAATACGCCAAGACGATCTTGACCGGATAGCGGACACGGTTCTCGCCTATCGCCCGAAGCCAAAGACGAAGCCCGCGAAACGGCGCAAGCGTCGGGCTGCGAAGATTGCGAAGGGCGGCGATGCTGGCAATTGATCTTTTCTGCGGACTCGGCGGATGGACGGACGGCCTGCTTGCGGAAGGCTATGACGTGATCGGATTCGACATCGAGGAACACGCCTACGGCGACATGCGCTATCCGGGCAAGCTGGTTCTTCAAGACGTTCTCACGCTGCACGGCTCGCAGTTCAAGGACGCGGCTCTGATTGTCGCCTCGCCGCCGTGTCAGGAATACAGCTACATGGCGATGCCGTGGAAACTGGCGAAGGCAAAGGCGGCGGCGATCCGCGCGGACACGACCGGCGAAAGCCTTGTCGCCCTTAACCGGCTGTTCAATGCCTGTTCCCGCCTCCAGGCGGAGGCCAGCTTGGCGGCCGGTAGGCATATCCCCTTGGTTATCGAGAACGTCAGGGGCGCGCAGCCGTGGGTCGGTCGCGCTCGCTGGAACTTCGGCAGCTTCTATCTGTGGGGCGACGTGCCTGCGCTCATGCCGCAAGCGATTAAGGCTCAGAAGTTCAATCCAGACGGCACAAATCACGGACAGGGAAGCTGGTTCGCTATTGCTGACTCGAAGGACCGCGGCAGTAGCGGCCAAAAGGTTCCGGGCTTTCGCTTCGATGGAAGCGGTAGAAGTTTTCAGAGCGCCAGCGTTGCAGAGCATTTGAAGGTGCCAAGCGAGCAAGGTCGGCGCACCGATCCGGGCAAGGGTGCGCGATTCACTTCGCGGGATTGCGGCGTAGAGGCTGCGGGCCAACACGCCGTTGACCAAGACACCGGCACGAAGATCGGCGGCGACTGGTTTAGTGACCCGAAAAGCACCTGTCGCCGTCACGGCAGCAAGTCCAAGGGCCGAAAGATGGCCAGCGCCATGATTGCCAAGATTCCGCTGGTCTTGAGCCGCCATATCGCCGCTATCTACCGGGCTTGATGGAAATGGAATCATGTATATAATTCCCATAATTTGCGGTGGCGAATCGACGCAGGGCGCAGGGAAGTCGCGGCCGTTCGACCTCGCGTGGGCGCGCAACACGATTGCGCAGTGCAAAGCCGCGGCTGTACCAGTGTTCTGCAAACAGCTAGGCTCAAACGCGCAGGAGATCGCCTATCCGACGAACGTCGGAGAATCCGAAAAGGCGCGCTGGCACGCCGATGGATGGACGAGCATCCACGAAGAGGCATCGACGCACTGGCGGAAATACTATCGCCTTAAAGACCGCGCCGGTGCCGATCCCGCTGAGTGGCCCGAGGATCTGCGCGTGCAGGAGTTCGCCACGACTTAGGATGTTCCTGCGGGCTGGGTTCAACTACCGGCATAAGACCATCTGCTGGGCCAGGGCGCGGTACCGAGGGTGGATCGGGACCGCCCATCTCCTGCGCTTCGAATCAGGCGACCTCGCTTGGTTGTGCGGTAAGAGCCTGCGCTGGGTTCCGCCCGCTTACTTCCTCGATCTTATAGACGCCCCACTTGCTGCGGCTTCGGGCCGAGCCCACAGTGCCCTGGGTCTGCGCGCTCGACGATCCACTTGCACAGGTAGTACGCCTCACGTCCCTGCCAGGTGAGGAATATCACCCGCTCGTTCTCGCCCTCCCCGCGTAGCTCGACGCCCTCGCGGATGTTGCGCTTCAGGTTCGCGGTGTAGGTCCAGTCCCCGCCCCTGAAGATTCGCTTCCAGGGGCCGGCGCCCGGGCCAGCGTCGCCGATGAGGCGCGGCTTCTGGAGGAACATCAGGCGGCCGACCGTGAGGCTGAACTGCACGTCGTAGAGGTATCCGCCGAATAGCTTCGGCACCCCGAGCAGCATCCCGATCCACCACTTCCCTGACCACCTGCGGTGGGTGAGGAATCTGTCCCGGATGGCCATCAGCTGGACGTAGGCGAGCACGAACACCGCGATTGAGAGAAAAATCCATCCGAACGCTTGGAGCAGTGACGCTCGGGTGAGGAGGAACGCGAGCGTGAGGCCGGCCATATAGATCCAGAAGACGTCCAGGGCCCACCTGATTTCGCTGTCTTCGGATTTCCCCAGGATGTTGATGTAGAGCGCGAGCACCGCGAGGAGCCCGATCCATCCCCCTGCGAGGTAGTACAGAAAGTAATGCGCGGGCACGTTCGGAATCACCGACATCACTGCTTCGAGTATCGTCGCCAACCACTTCAAATCAAATTCCACGTGGCACCTCCTTTTGTGGGTCTTTCGGGTCGTCCTTGGTTTTCGCCTTCTGCAGGATGAGTCGCAGCGCGTCGAGCCACTCCGAGAGCTCGGCGAGCATGGTGTCGTGCCGGACCTCGAGGCGCTGGGCGTGCTCGATCGCCCCGATCCACAGGGACCGGGGGACGAGGAGCGAGGCGTTCTGCCAGCGAGTCTGACTCAGCCACTCGTTTTGCTTGGCAACGAACGCATCGGTTTCGGGGTGGGGTTCTAGCGGCACGCGGACAGGGCCTCGCGGTAGCGACGGAGACAGTCTTCGTGGTCGATGATCTCGGCGCGCAGGAGTCTTGCCTTCTTGTCGGCCGGCCAATCCTTCTTCGCGGCATTGTACGCCGGCGCGCGGCATTGTGGTTCCGGCACCTGGCAGGGCACCGGGACGGCTGTCAGCACTTCGACAGCCGATGGTGGATCCGGGCGCTTCTCCTGGCAGCTCAAGCCCAGCAGGGCCCAGCAGCTAAGAATTAGGATGGCGGTCGTCGATCGTGGGCTCTGTCTCATCTTGCGTGTGCCTCCTTTCGATTTCCTGGTCGAGCTCGAGAACGGTCGCCTGGCACTCATCCAGGCCAGCAGGGCGCTCCTTAGATAGGAGTTCGTTCACCAGGGCCTCGGCTTTGGCGGTCTGCCCCTGGGAGGCTTTCAGGCGCTTCTGGTACCCGTCGACCAGGGACTTGGCGGCGGCCTGCAGCGCGGCCACCGACTCACCGCACTTGCGAGCCGTCGCCTCGAATCCCTTGCGGCTTTGCTCCTCTTTGCCGCGGTCCTCTATCGCCCGGGTCGCCCGGGCGTTCGCCGCGTCGGCCTTGCCATCCAGCCACCAGATCGCGATGCCGCTGCCGGCGGTTACCATGAGGAGCGCGATCGCGAGAGCTTGGATCACGTGTTTTGCCCGGTCGACTCCGGCGTCAGCGGCGTGGGCGGCACGTTCTTGTTGGCGATCTTGTTGTCGGCGAGCTGGTGGGCGAGCCAGATCCCGGCCATCGCTACCAGGTAGGTGACGATCATCGGGCGCTCGTGGTGTACCACGTAGAGGAACCCGTACAGGGTCGCCAGGAACAGCACCAGGCGCTCGAAGGCCTTGCGATCGAGCGACCCATCGCCGCGGCAGATCATGTCTGCCAGCCTGAATTTCTTATAGGTTCCGTTCCCGAAGTGCAGTTTGACGATGTAGATGATCAGCGACACGAAGAGCAACCCGAACACGATCGACACGAGGGCGTTCTGGATGTAGTCGACCGTGCGGCCAACCCACGAGACCGCCTCGATCAGGTCATCTACTGCCGGGGCATCAGGGGCCGCTACCGCGGTTGTGGTAGTGGTGGTGGTGACGCCGTCGAGATGCCCTGCTTCGTGGGTCATGGCTCCTCCTGCCTTTTCCCTTGGCCCGGTGAGAGGCGTCGCTCGTGCACGCGCACGCTCACCCGGCGGATCTGGAGCAGTTCCTCCAGGGTGAAGCCGCAGCCGAGCTCGCGCGCCTCGAGATCGCGCACACGCGTCTCATCGATGTGGCCGGTGCGTGGATCCAGGGCCTGGGCCAGGTTCATGCGAGTTGCTCCTTGGCGGCGTCCCAGCGGGCGATGCGGTCGGGCTCGCCCGTCAGCCCCCCGTTGATCGCGAGAGTGATCGCGCGGAAGTCCCCGAGATCGGCGAGGTCGTTCAGGTTCACGCCAACTGGGACGCCGTAGTCCTTAGCGGCCTGCGAGAGGCGCAGGCCCGCGCCCACCACCCAGAACCAGCCGGAGGAGAAGCTCGCGGCATCCGGCTGCTCGAGCATGTCCGGGTGCTCCTCGATCAGGCGCCACAATGCCGCCTCGTTGAGTTTGCCCTTTCCATCGAGGAGGTCGGCGACCCAGGTGCCGCAGGCCACGTAGTTTCCGCGGCCGGTGATCTGGATCAGACCCCGCCCGCGGAAGAGAAAGCCGTCTCCCTCCTGGGTGTTCCCGAGGATGGTCGCCTTCCTCGAGGGCGGTTCGTAGGTCTTCTGCACCGGGCTCGGCCCCCATTTTTCCTTTAACCACAGGAAGCCGTTCGTCTCGTGCGCAACCTGGGAGAGCCAGGCTGCCTGACGCTCCGGGGTGTCGATCGAGAATTCGAGGAACGTGGCGTTGATCGGATCGAGGAAGAGTTCCAGGCGCAGGTGGTTTGTGTTCGGGGCCACCGCGCGCAGGTCATCGAGGTCAATCATGTTCACAGGTTGGCGAGCGCCACGAGGGTCGCCCGGGTGAGGGACATCATCCTCCAGGTGACCGTGTTGTCGACCACGGTGTCGCCGGGAAGCTTGCCGACGATCGAAGGCGCGGCTCCTGCGGAGGTGCCGGCGACGATGCACTCCCACACGGTGGTGCCGGTGGTCCACAGCGCCCACACGCCGACGGCATACACCGTGGTGTTGGCGCGAGTGGTGCTGGTCGCGCCGCCAGCCACGGTAGCCCGCCATCCGGTCGGTTCTCCGACCGCGAGATCAGAGTGCAGAATTTGTGCCCCCAGCGCGAATACGCCAGATGTTGGGACTGCAGGAGCGGAAAAAAGCTGGGCACCACCTCCGAGTCGTAGCTGCTGGTGGGGGGCCAGCGCAACGTCACCCGACAGACATACGCTGGGCCATGCAGTGAG